TAAATACATTATCACCTGATGTAAAAATTCTCATCAATGATGGCATTAAACTTTCTACTGTATCTAAAACATCATTAGAAACAACTTGAGATCTACCTTCTTGTTCGTTACCAAGAGGTTGTCCTAAATAATATTCTAATGACTTTTTTCTTTTAGCTACAAGTTCTCCACCAATATAACCTGATGCGTTATGTATTTCTCTACTTACTACTGATAATATTTCTTTTTCTGATTTTTGTTTATTTTTCATACTACGTATTTTGTGTCTATATTAATTGGTTTATCCCAGTCTGATGTATCAATTGGGTCGTGTACACATCCATATCTAAATGCATCACTTGCGTGTGAACACCAATCATGAAGTGGTTTGTTTTTAAATACTTGATTCTTATCGTCCCATTGTTTTCGATACTGCCTTAAAGCATCTAATCCTGTTTTACATTTTACTCTGTCAAAATAACAATCTGCTAATGTATTTCTTACAGATTCAATTCCATGATCTACTTCTAACTTAGGTGCTACCTCAAAGTCAATACCAAGTTCTTGTGAAACTTCTAATCTTGACTTACCTGTTCCAAGCTCTCTCGCCATAATATCGTGAGGTGCTATGTGTCGACTATATGCATAGTCTTTTTCAGTTAGTATATTAGCATAGTGTGCTAATGATTCACCTGAAGTTTCGTAATAATCTATTAAATGAATTTCAGTTCCAACTCTTTGTGCAAACCATATTGCAGTTGAATCTCCAATACCTAAGTCCCACCAAGTTTCTACACCTACTGATTCATCATAAGGTACTTCACCAATTCTATTTTGTTTATCTGCTTTAGTTATTAATCTTCCGTAATAACTTCCTGATACTGCTGCAGTAAATGAACATTCAAATTCTTGTTCGTACTGCTCAGGACTCATTATATCCTTAGCTTGTTGGAGCTCGTCATCAGGGATTACTCCTGTTTCAGATGCTCTGTATAGTTTCCCATACCAATCTTTATGACCACGTTGTGCAAAGTCAAATACTTCCCAGAACTGATTGTGTCCCATTGGAGTTCCAATAAATAAAACTGATCCTAGTTTATCAGATACTGCTGGTCTAACAATTTCGGTCCACACTCTAGGGGACATGATTGCGTATTCGTCCATAACAACTTTATCAAATCCCATACCACGAATACTATCTGGATTATCTGCTCCAAAGATTTGAATACGTGAGTGATTAAATAAATCTATTCTTAATTCTGTTTCATTTCTACTACCACCAAATTTCATTAAAGGTTCTGTGTAGAATTTTAAATATTCCCAAGCGATTGATTTACCTTGTCGATAAGTCGGAGCTATGAATGCACACAAAGATCTTGGTTTGTCTGCTGCTGTTTTAATTAATTCGTTAATAGCTAGTACTGATTTCCCAAATCGTCTGTGACATACTAGAACACTAAATCTTTTAAGTGAGTTATGTACGTCTAACTGATAAGGTCTTGGCTTGTAAGGTATTTCTATCTTAGCGACTTTTTTATTAGTCGTCTTTTTGCCAGGAGACTTTGATTGCGATTGGTTCATCTGTTCCTATTTTAGATGTTGTTGACGCTAACCTTGGGTGAACGAATGGTGCTGCCTTTTCGGCTGCGTACATTTTACGTTCAGGTGAGCTCATAGGATTGTTTAACACAGCTAATAAGTAATCCAAAGGAGAATGTTGATATTTCTCAGCCATCTCCTGCATAGACTTCCAATTCTTTTTAGTCTTAGCACCTAAAGGTCTACCAGAACCTGGTCTTTTACCACCATGATTTTCTGGCTTTACTTCGTTTTCAAATGTTTTATCTTCATCAACCATTAAATTATCTTTCTACCTCTTTTGTCGAACTGTCTGTTCTTAACAAAATTAATACCTTTTTGGTTTTTAGCACCTTTATATAAAACAGTACCTGCAGTTAATCCAAGACTTAATGGACTTACTGCAAACTTAATTCCTTTTTTTACTATAGTCTTAACAGCTTTTTTAAATATAGAAGGTTTTTTCTTTGGTGTTTTACCAAAACCTTTATCTCCACCTATAATCATTAATAACCTCTTTTAACTTTTTTACCTGATTTTTTAGCAGCCATTTTAGCTTTCTTTTTACCAGCTTTTGTATATGGGTACTTTTTTTTTCCTACCATTGGCATAATAATTATCCTTTTTTGTTATTATTTTTACTACTCATTAAAGCACCAATACCCACAATAGATGATCCTACAGCTACTGATGGTGCAAGATCTAATGCTGTATTAATTTTTTTAACACGTCTTAATGTAGATTTAGGTTTTTTTAAACTATAATTAAAAATTTTAGTACCACGATTTTTTCCTAATCCTTTTCTTCCAGAAGATAGGAGTTTGTCCATTTTTTTTTCACCAATAATTTTTTCTATTCTATTACCTAATTTGTATACAGCTGAAAATGCTTTAGCTTTATCTATCATTTTAATAATCCTTGTTGTGCAGCCATTCTTGCATTAGGCATAGGTACTTGACCTTGTTGTGGTCTCTTACCCATATTAGCCATTTGCTGTTGAGCTTGAGGATTCTGCTGCTGTAGTAATCCTTGTTGCTGTTGCTGTTTAGCCATCTCTGGCATAATCTTAGCTTTAATAATTAATGATAGTTGCTGTCCTTCTTCTGGAGACAATCTAATCATTTCATCGGCTAGTTTTTCTAATTTTTTATCCATATTATTTTTTTGCTAGTTTATCTTTGTTTATGCCTTTTTTAATAATGTAGTCCTGTGTGCCATTAGCTCCAGTTTCTACTTCTTTTTTTAACACTTTGAATAATTCTTGTCTTTTTTTTTCTCGTGCTTGTTGTACTACATAAGCATTAATAAGTTTAGTATCTCTCATTAGCAGTTCCATGCTCTTAATGACTTATTAATTCTTGAATTAGGATCTCTTGCAGTCTTAGCAGAGGTAAGTTTCTTTTTCATTCCACTCATTCTAGCACAAAATGATGCACGTCTCTTATTCCCTACTTTTTTACTAGGAGCTTTTAATGTTCCTCCAGTCTGCTTCTTATAACTAGCACGACCTTTAGCATTCAACCCACCTTTTGGATTCTTACCTTCTTTTCGTTGCCATGCTGCCGATTTAGCCATTATTTCTTAGCAGTTTTAGCTGCTCTCCTAAAGTTAGCTGAAGTAGGTCTACCTTTTGACCCCTTCTTCTTCATTTTTTCTTTACTACCTGCAGCGATTCTCTTTCGCTTTGCGTGAATATTAGCGTATAAGCCCTTTTTAGCCATAATATTTCTGTTTTTTATATTTCATTATTTTTTCAGTAGATCTAAACTTAGGACTTTTAATCTTACTAGACAATTCACCAGCATTAAGCTTAGTTTCTGCACGTAGTTTTTTTAAAGTTCCTAATCCTAGTCCCTTTATAGCTTTATATTGTAAATATGCCATGATTATCTTCCTTGTCCCTTATATCTATTGTGACTTTGCTGTAGTTTTTCCGATTTCGATTTNGATTTTTTGTGGATTCCTGGTCTTTTCTTAGGTTTATCTCTTGGTATAAAGCTGCTAAAATTCTGCTTAGCCATTAATCGTCAAGAAATGCCATAAGTGATGCACCAGCTACTGCTGAGCTAGACTTAGGATTCTTCTTGATAGTCTTTCCTACCATTCTAGAGCCTGAATGTACCTTTTTAGATACACCTGTAATTGCTTTAGATGTTCCTGTATAACCTGCTTTTCCTGCTTTATCAGCTAGGTTAGCAGATGCTTTGCCAATCTTACCTTTTGTCTTATATAGTGTTTTAAGGATTCTTAATCCTATTGTTCCTGCTGCTGGTATCATAATGATGCCCCCTTTGTTCTGGTGGTGTACATAACCCCCCTATAGTCAGATAGTTCTACGACTATCATGACGATGGGGTGAATCTAAAACCCACCTTAATTGTTATTGTTGTTATGTTCTCAGCTCACTGTTGTTCGCTGTCTTTATTAAGTTCTTGTTAGTCAACTGATAATCGCTGTCGCAAGTGACAGCGTTATAAGTTGTTATTATATATTGGTAGTTAATTAACCTTAGCTTGTCTATTGATTAATTGATTGCCGATAATGATTTAACCTATTGATAATACTAGATATCTTGATTGCTAGTGTAATTGATAGCAACGTATAAAGTACCTATATCCATACATTATTAGATGTGTGTGTGTAGGTATATCAATCAACCAAAGGAGATAAGATATGTTAAGTACTATAATGATAAGCCTACTATGTATATGGTTAACTATAATGATATTAGGTCAAGTAATAGGGGGGGTGGTAGCTTATAACTTGTATAAGTCGCTTTCACCCCAGAAATAAATATGACATTTCACATATGGATGGGACTAATAGCTATACTAAGTAGCTTTGTTATGTCCTTTCTAGGTGTAATCTTAATGATACATCTAGACTTTT